GTTTTGCTGGTTATAGCTGTGGGCAAAATACTTAGCAATACTTGCTGCATCTGTGGCTACTTGCGCCGTGCCGCCTGTACGGGTAATGCTAGCTTGGTTATATATCAAAGTATCATCTAAACGCCATATAGCATCAAAATAGCCTATATTTGTGCCATTATCGTTAAACACGGTAGGTGTGCCGGCTATGCTAGCTGTAGTTACCTGCCTATCTTGAAATACAAATGAGCCGCTAGGATCTACATACAGCGCCCCGTACTCACTCAAAGTACACGTTTCCATAGCTGCAAGGCTGGTACGGGCCGTGCCGGGGTCTGCCTGTAGCGTAGTTAGTCCAGCATCTACATCACGCATAGAGCTAGGCCAGCCTATCTCATCTAATATCTGGTTAATGCGCGTGCCTGATAAATCACCCGCGCTAGCCCCTGTTACTGTAGATATTTGGGCATTTTGGGCAAGTCTAAACGCATCTACCGCCGTTATTGTGGTATAAACAACGTCTAACGCATTTTTAGGCGTAGTAGTGTTATAGCTAGTAATAAACCCGCTAAATATAGGATAGATAACGCTATTGTAAGTAGCTGTTATCTGCACCTTACGCATAGGGTTAAGCAAGCCAAAATAAGGGCTGCTAGGGTTTTGTGGGTTAAAATCGCCGTTTTGGTCTACTATGCGTAAGGTAAGTGTGCCGGTCTGAAATCTATCGGCCTGTGCGTTACGGCCTCTGTTAGTTTGTATGCTATCTACTACATCTGAGACATCTACGATTACAGCCGTACTATCAGCTAATACATTTGTGTCTAATATGCCGGTGTCTAAAATCATAGCTTGTGCAAAGCTAGGCCCGGTACTAAAGTTAATTACCGCGTTAATTGTAGGTATTGGCATTATTCTATAGCACCTGCGTAAATTAATCTATTGCCGTATCTGTTATTTTGTATTACGGCATTTTGTACTACTTCAATTAGCCCGCTAGTTTTATCTACAATTTCTATGCGTACTGGTCTGTCTCTCATTAAGTAATCAGCCTCAGCGCCTATAGGCGTAGTCAATAACGCATCTACATCTATGCCAGCATTAAGCAAGGTGGCTAGTAATGCCGGTTTAAAACCCTGTTTATTTAATACTGTTGTAGGCTCTGGCTTATTTAATACTGTTGTAGGCTCTGGCGTTATTTTTGGTTTTGTGCCTGCATCTACTCCGACACCCCCGCCTATATTTATTTTTAAGCCTGCCATTTTGCCTAGTATCTCTAAAGCATCATTTAGGTTTTTTAGGTCTATAAGTTTTTTAGGCTGCATACCCTCTATAATTTTTTCAATATCTTTTAACTTGAATTGCTGGCCTTGCAGCGCACCTAGTATTGCTAACTCTTTGTTTAGTTTCTCAGCTAGGCGGGTAGCAGCTGCTACATCTTTAGCGGCTATAGCATCTTCAAGCTGTGCCATAGTTTGCTTGATAGATAAGCGCGTAAGGTCATTGGCTAGCTGTAGTTTCTGTTGATCTGTAGCCAATACGCCTAGTTTATTTATCTCATCTTGTTTAGCTAATAGCGCTGCCTGTACCTGTATTTTATCTAGGTCAAATACATCTTCACCCTTACCTAGAGCTAGGGCAGCTTTATCTAAGGCTAGTTGGTCTTTCTTTTCTTTAGTTATTTTTTGCTGTACAAGTAATGCGGCTTTTCGTGCCTTTGCTTCTTGCTCTAGTATTTTTGCTAAAATTGCTGCATCTTTTTTCTCTTTACCGCGTAAAGCTGCCGCTCTATCTCTAGCTTGGTTTAATTTATCTAGTTTATCTGCCTCTGAACCCATAATAGGGTCTAAGCCAATAAGTGCATCTAACCCCTTTAATAATAAGTTTAGAAATGGGTTTTTCTTTAGCTCCTCTATTTTGGCTTCAAACTTTTCAAAACCTGTAACAGCCTTACCTAAAGCCCTACCTATCTGTGTGCCTAGGTTTATTATCATTGTCTGGAACTCCTCTACGCTAACTCCAGACTCCTCTAGGCTATCTATAAACCCTTCACCTATTTTCTCTTTAGCTAAATCTGCCGCTTCACCTATTCTTGCTAATTTACCTGCGTAAGTATCGGCAGCGTTAGCACCTGCACCCTTAAACTTATTTTGTAAATCTTGTAGCAATTCGTTAAAGTCCATAGCCTCTAACTCAGCTGTGCTATAGCCAATTCTTAATCTAGTTAAAGCCGTAGTTTCACCCTTAAACGCGCGGCCTAAAGCTACGCTTACGCTTTGTAAATCTTTACCTGTTGCAGCGCTTGTATCTAACGCCACCTGTAATAGTTTTTGGGCTGTAGTTGCATCACCGGTAGCCTGTGATAAAGCTATAAAAGCATTAGTAAGCTCACCGCCGGCTTTACCTGTAGCTAGTGCTAGTTTGTCTATATACTGGTTAAGAAAAGGCGCGGCAAAACCTAGATTAACTGCGTTTAAGGTATTTTCTAATAACTTAGCCTCTTTTTGCGCTTCACTAAAAGCCTTAACTACAGACCTACCAAACGCTAAAACAGCTGCAACACTAAAAGCCTTTAGTAAAGTTTTACCTAAGTTTTTGGTACTTTTACTAAGTTTACTGGTTGCCGTTTCAGCTTGATTAAACGCTTTTTTGCCCGTAAACTCACTAGCTATATTTACTACTACTTGTGGATCTACGGCCATTATGCCACCGCCTTAAAATTATTATTAAATATAATCTTAGTCTTTTCTATAGCCTTAATTACAGCTGCGTTAGTCTTGCCGCCGTCCTCAGCCCACGCTCTATAGATAGCCCGGCCTCTCATCTTTCTAGACCTACGCCCCGCGCCTGTTTGGTTATTGGCATCTACTATTTTACCTGTGGCATCTAGGGCATCTATAAACTGTTTACCCGCGTTAGGGTTTAGGCTTTGTGAGTACTGCCTGCCGGTATGTGTAGTTTTATCATAAACGCCATTTAAATAACGGTCTACTACAGGCCCTTGTGATCTGCCTTGTGGGTTTAGCCGCCCGGAAGTTTCATAGATAGCACCGGCAGCGCTTACGTTAGCTATACGGGCTAAAGCTCTAAACCCGCTTCTATTAACTTTACTAGGCGCTGTCCTATAACCTATGCCTCTTTTAGCGGCAGCTGCATCAAATCTAGGAAACTGTCTATATTTAGTATCGCTAGCCTCTGCCTTACTCCAACCGCTTAAAACGGTAGCAGGTATAAAACCGCGGGCAACTGTAACTATAGGTTTTAGCAACGCTGCCATTTCTTTTTGCAATTCTTTAGATAAGTCCGGCGTAAACTTGCGTAATGCCTTGCGCGCTTCAATAGCGCCTTTTAATTCTGTTGGCATCTTGCACCGCCTTAGCTTTATCAGTTAAAACCTTTAATATATTCTTAAACATTACATCATCTAAATCTAGCAAGTATTGGGGCGGTATCCCGGTTTCTACTGCAACTTGTGCAATTAGATAGCCAAAACTACCGCGCCCAACTATTCCAGGGGGTCATCATCTAGTACCTCAACTTTAGCTAAGGTATCTAGAAACTCTGCCCCGTAACTTTTTACTACTTCCCCGCTAGTGCGTAAACACTCCCAAGCAAGCCAGTAAACATCACTTTGCTTTTCATCATCTCTAAAGGCTTTGTGAAAACCTTTTTTAGCATACAGCTCAAAGGCGTACTCAATACGGGGCGTAATTTTATGCTCAGTTACGCTACCGTCTGCCCTTGTTATTTTAAGTTTTGCCATTGTTTGCCCCTTTGTCTAGTTGGTTAAGGTGTTACGTCTACTACGATAGCTGAGTTACAAGTAAATGTAATGCTCTGTGTAGAAATATCGCCAACAGCGCCGTTAATATCTGTAGTGTTATTAACTAATACTGTGGTTTGATATTCTGGATTAGTTGCCGATACGGCGGCGCTAGTTTGCTTTAGCGTTAGCGGTACAGTAGTACCCCACGCGGCTTGTAGGGTTTGTAGTACCTCACTTGTAGCTGTATCGTTTAGAAAATCAATAGTAATAGTGCTAGCTTCCAACCCTTTTACAAACTTGTGCGCGGTATCGCCCATAGCTGTAACTTCAAGCTCATCAAAGCTACGGTTAATAGTTGCGCTAGTAACGTGATCTGATAAGTCCACGCTATTGAGCGTAACTACTACGCCATTAGATAGGAAAATTGCCATTTGTTATACCTCTGTTTCTTGTGTCGGTGTTTCTACGGGTGTTTCTTTTTTCTTTGTTTCTTTAACCTCTTTAGGCAATTCTTGCCCTATCTTGATTAGAAACGCTTTATCTTCATCTGTAAGTGCCATTTTAGCTCCAGCTCGTTAGTACGGATATTTGTAAATCACTTGTAAGTAAGTCCCCGCTAGGTAACGATAAAACGCTAGGTGCAGTTACAGCGGTAACGTTAAATACGATAGAGCTAGCAGCCAACTTATTAAACACGGCTACTATTGTGTCCTCTATGCCTTGTAGGTTGCCTTCATTAGAAAACATCGGTACGGTCATAATTATCTTAAAATTAGCTAGCGGTGAAATGCCGGCCTGTGAGTTATTGCTAGGCGTTAAATAAGGATCTGCCGGGGCTACTACTACGCTGTTAGCTACTATTGTGCTAGGTGGAAAACTAAAGGTACTCCAAACAGCATTATTAGCTAAGGCAGCGGCTATAGTGCTGCGTAGTGTAGTTATGGCGGCTGTAGGCATTATCCCACCATAGCGTTAGGTGAAAGATACGGGGCTAGTAAACCGCGTATAGATGCCATTAAAGTATTACTCATTTTGAAAGGGCTAGGGCTGAAACCGTCTACGCTTACGCCGCCGGCTTGTGTACTAAAACGGCTAGTCCAAATATTTTCAGCTAGCATAAGTGCAGCTGCGTTTATAGCAGGTGTATTAGCGTAAGCTTGTGTTTTTGTATCATCACCGGTCATAGTGCCGCTAGGTACTACACGCCTAAAGTTTTGGTCAGCTGCCGTTTTTGCATATTGTATAAAGCTGTAACCCTGTGGGTATTGGTAATAGTTAAGCTGAAAATTAAACGCTGGCAATAAATTAGTAGTACCCGCGCTAAACGGTACTGTGCCAGTAATTGTATAAGTGCCGTTAAAAGTAGCGCCAGCCCCGGCTACGGTAACGGATTGCCCAGTAGTAAACAGGCCGGGGTTGGCTATCATCACGGTAGCTACATTGTTTACTAATGCAGTTCCCACTACCGGGGCAGAGTCAAACCATAAAAACCCGTTAATTAAATCTTGGGCAGCTTGGCAGGTGTCCTCTATCCAAGTGTAGCTATCGTACAAAGTGCCAACGCCTAAAGATGCTTTTAACGTAGCAGCTGTAACGTAAGTAGCCGGCATATTTGTACCTTTCTTTGTAGGTCTGGCAGAGCCAAAGGGCTAAGGCCCTGCCAGACTATTAGTTATTTATTATGTTAAGTTAAAACGACGGATACCGGCAGGCATTTTAACTAGCGTGGCCATAAAGCCATAGATAGCTACTTGTACCTGTAGATTTGATACCACGTTTACGCTCATATAAGCCTGTGGGCTTTCATAAACGGTTACTGCCTCTGGCACGATAATAAAGGCTGACTCATCAATAACGCCAGATACCATATTTTTATCTACATATAGGTCTAGACCTAAAACGTTACCTCTAATTGAGGTTGGTCTAACGTCGCCGCCTGCGTTCATTGGCTGGATAGCGTTATAAATTGGGCGGCCTGTGTTATCAGTTGCACCCATTAGTAAAGACCATTGAGAGGCATTAGCTAGATAATTTTGTGCAAAATAGCCAGTACCTTTATAGGCGGCAGCGGTTTGTTCAGCTGTGTAAGCAATAATGCCAGCACTTGTTGCAGCTTGTGGGTTAGCTTGCTGTCCACCGGCTGTTAGAGCTGCTACTACTGCCGTATCTGTTGCAGTTAAGTAAGCGTTTTGTAGTTGCGCTGTTAATTCTGCAAAGAAATTAGGGTCTGAGCGCTCTAATAGCTCTACGCTAATAGTGTTCATACCGCTGTACTTAGATACGTTGGCAGTTAAATAAGCTGTTTCCATACCTGTATTCTGTACAGCTCCGGCCTCGGCTTCCACGGTTACTACAGGTGCTACACCTGTACCGCCGCCGTCTGACGTTACCAATGAGGGTACGTTTATGGTCATACCGCTAGCAGGCAAAACGCCACGGCTGCAAGCCTCAACCGCGCTTCTTACAAAACGGGTGTTAGTTACAAACTCAGATAAATACTGCTCTGGCTTAAATGCAGGGTTTGTAGTAAAACTATCATCTGCCGCTGTTACATAGAGCTTGCTTTGGTCATTACCTAGAGCAGCCTTAATTTTATGCTCTGTGTATGTTGCCATATTTACAATAGGTGTGCGTACTCTCTGTGAGTTTAATGCACTTGGCTTAATAATTCTGCGTGAGGCTTCTACCGGTGTAGTTTCACCCTCGGCATCATCTTTTTCATAGCTAACGCTTTTTAGCGTTACTGTTGCACCGTCTGGCAAAAATGTTGCCTCTGATGCTACTTCGTCCGGGGTTTTGTCCACGGTTTCACCTTTCGTTTCTGTTGGTTGGTTTTCATCTACTGCGTTTTCTTGTGCAGCAATTTTTAACACGGCAGCGCTTGGAAATGCAGCGCTTTCTACTAGAGATACCTCTTTTAAGGTAGCAGCCGTAACTAGCAGATAATCTTTTTCTGGGCGTGAGTCCTCTACCTCTACACCTACACTAAGGCCGTCCATTAACTGTTCTTGTGCAAGCAAAATTGCATCAGTACCACGGGTGCTAGCACTTACCTTAAAGCTGGCATATAACCCGGTCTTATTGCTGGTAATACTTTGCATACGCCCTACAGGTTTAGAATTATCGTGCGACATCAATAGTTTAACTTTAGATACCTCAGGCACGGTTATAGAGTTTTCTGCAAACACTACGCGCCCGGCGCTTGTGTTGCCTACTTCTCCATAAGGTGCAATTTTGCCAGCAATAGTACGGCGCTCACCGTTATCTACTGCCTCTATGTTGCCACTAAATGTTAATAGCATTTGTAGGCCTCTCTGTTAGTCCGGTTGGGCTTAGTTCTTCCATACTTTGTGCCTGTTCTAAATCAATTAAACCTAAATTAAGCATTTTTTCTATAGCTTCCAAACGTGCCAAAGTATCAGC